GTCATGGGAACTAAGCTGGTCACAGTTGACGCAAATGGTAATGTTAATGTCCTTGGCGATGTCGGTGGACCGACAAACGATCTGGTCTCATTCGATTATTCGTTTGATCGCCTGGCGATTGCTTCGGGAGGCAACCTTTACTATTACTCTCCGACCCTCGGTCTTATTCAGGTGACCGACCCCGACCTTGGGACCGTTCTCGATGTTGTCTGGGTCGATGGTTACTTCATGACGACCGATGGCGAGTTCTTGGTGGTCACCGAGCTGACAGATCCAACTCAGGTTAACCCGCTAAAGTACGGCAGCTCTGAGATCGATCCTGACCCCGTAGTGGCGCTGATTAAGATCCGCAACGAGGTCTACGCGATCAACAGCAACACAATAGAAGTCTTCGACAACGTGGGCGGCGACTTCTTCCCATTTAATCGAATCGATGGCGCCCAGGTGCAAAAGGGCGCGGTCGGCACTCATGCCTGTTGTGAGTTCATGCAAAGGGTCGCAATGGTCGGTGGTGGCCGCGGTGAAGCGCCCAGCGTTTACCTGGCCGCGAATGCCACGACTGAGAAGATCGCCACCCGAGAGATCGACCAGATTCTCGAGAGCTATTCAGAAGCAACACTTGCAAATATTTTGGTCGAATCCAGGGTCGAGAAAGACCACACATTCCTTTACGTTCATCTGCCTGACAAGACCTTGGTCTTTGACGGCATGACAAGCGCAGCGCTCCAACAGCCCGTCTGGTTTGTGTTGACCAGCACGACCGTCGGGTTTGCCCAGTACCGCGCCAGAAACTTCGTTTACGTTTACGACAAGTGGATTGTGGGTGATCCCCAGTCATTTAACCTCGGCACGATCTCTGAGGACATCTCGAGCCATTGGGGCCAGATTGTTCGATGGGAGTTCGGCACAACTATTATCTACAACGAAAGCTTTGGGGCGGTCCTCCATCAGATGGAGCTGGTAAGCCTCACGGGTAGTGTTGCGCTTGGCCTTGACCCGACGATCTCGACCTCTTACTCGCTCGATGGCAAGACATGGTCGCAAGATCGATTCATTAAGGTCGGCACCACAGGAAGCCCTGCCAAGCGTCTGGTCTGGTTCCAGCAAGGCTTCATGCGTAATTGGCGCATCCAGCGCTTTCGAGGCACAAGCGATGCTCACCTATCCATTGCAAGGTTAGAGGCTCAGATCGAGCCAATGGCGGCATGACATGGCCATCATCCCGCCGCTCAAGCTAACCCGAGACCAGTTAGCTTCCTTCCTCCAAGACTTTGAGCAGATCAAGCAGTTTGAGAATCTGTTCGCCACGGTTCAGACTCTGGCCCCGATCACCGGGCAAGACTTCCAATATGTGGCCGACAACGCCAACGCATCTGCGAATGAAGCGCTTGCCCTAATTTCGGCGCTGGCCAAAGAGGCCGCGATCAACTCATGGAATGCCGATTGCAAGGCGGTCCAGGCGCTTGATTCCATCGAGCGAGTGCTGAAGCTCGCACAGCTCCCAGCGCTTGCCCCAGTCGCTCAGAACAATAATTCAGTTAAGACCGATTACGTTGATTTTCGAGAGCAAGCACCTCTGCCTGCTGACGTAACAGGCCGCGCTTACTGGAACCGTGATGACGGCACACTCGACATCGATCAGTACGGTGGCGCTGTGCTTCAGGTCGGGCAAGAGATGCAGTACTACGCGAAGAACGTCTCTGGCGGTCCGATTGCGATTGGCACTCCCGTGCAGTTCGCTGGCACGGTGGGCGCATCCGCAAAGCTCGAGTTCGACCTAGCGGTGGCCGATGGATCGGTGCCAGGCGATTACATGATGGGCGTTACGACGCAGACCATTGCAGACAACGATTTTGGTTATGTCGTTGAGTTCGGCATCGTCCGAGGGTTTAACACCACAGGCACCCCATACGGCGAAGTCTGGAACGATGGCGACCTATTGTATTTTGACCCTGCAACGCCTGGAACGTGGACCAACGTGCAGCCACAGGCGCCCAATATCTCAATCCCTGTTGCGGTGGTTCTTAACGCAGGCCCAGGTGGATCGGGTTCAATCTTTGTGCGAATGACGGTGTCATCAAAGCTTGGGCAGATTCAAGATGTCTATATTAATGGATCTGGAACGCCCAACGATTACGACATATTGCTTTATGACTCGGCGCAGTCGAGATGGGAAAATCAACCAGCATCAGCAGTTCAGGTGCTTTCATGGATGAGTATGTAAATGGCATTTCAAAACATTACCCCAGCGAAACTTGGCCAGGCCGCGATCACTACAGGCGTGACAACGCTCTACACGGTCCCGGCCAGCACTCGAACATTGCTCAAAGAGTTCAGCATTGCCAACACCACAGGCGCCGACATCGATGTTAGGGTTTTCCTTGTGCCTGCAGCTGGAACGGCTGGAACGTCGAACGCCTTCCTTTATGACGTTCCTGTGCCAACAGCAAATGCCCTGCAATACAACGGCGTTCAGGTGATGAATGCTGGCGAGACAATCCAGATCCAAGCAGCAGCAACAGGTTTAACTATTACGGCCAGCGGGGCCGAAGCAATCTAAGGAGCAATTATGACCGTCACCGTAAAAACCCTAGTCCCACCCAAGCTCGCCGAGGTCGCGCAGACCACGCAATACACCGCTGTTCTGTGCAAGACGATCATCGACAAGGCCACAGGCACCAACACAAGTGCAGCCAACGAAACGATCAGCTTTAACCTGGTTCAGGCAGCTGGATCGCCAGGATCGGCCAACTTAGTCGTTGACGCTCGATCTATTGCGCCCGATGAGACGTACACCTTCCCTGAGTTGGTCGGCCAGGTTCTCGAGCCTGGCGCGTTTATCTCGACGGCATCGAGCGCGAATGTAATCTCAATTCGAATCTCGGGCCGTGAGATTACATAGGTTGACGAAATGGACCGTTGTGAGACAATTATTCTGTCGAGCCTATCGAGCCGCCGACAGCTCATTTGCAAGAGGTGCGAATGACCGTCAACTGGCTTAAAGAAAACCTTGAGAAGACGTTCTTGCTTCCCCCAGCGGCGGTGGAGTGGCTAACGTCGGTTTATGACTCGATTCAGGTTTTCGATGATGTTGCAGACGGCGACCCGGTGCAACGCTCCGATCTCGATGCAACCATCTGGAACACGCTGGTGGGTATGCCCAGCAATCAATTCTTTCTGCAAAACGCTGCCGCTTTAATCCCTGCGCTTGGAACTATGATTCTCAAGTGGCAGGCATCCGATAAGGCCGAGCGCGAAGGAAAAGCAGACGCAAAGTCTTTTGTCTGGAGGGCTGGGTATTACGACCTGGTCCTTCTGGCCGTTCAACTTTGTCATGGCGTCGGTGCCGCTCACAAGACGGCGCACCAGGTGATGACTCTTTATGGCGAGAGCTTTGAAGATTATATGAAGGAGTTCCAAAATGCCTGATCCAGTAACCGGGATTATTGCTGGTGGCGCCACCTTAATCGGTAGTTCGATGCAATCAAGCGCTGCTAAGTCAGCTGCTAGGACCGCAGCTGGCGCTCAAGAAGCAGCCGCAGAGCTTGGCATTGAAGAGCAGCGCCGACAGTTTGATGAGGTTCGTAAATTACTTGAGCCTTATGTGACCGCTGGAACAACTCAGCTAACACAATTTGCCCCATTTCAAGAGGCTGGCCGCGCTCAAATCCCAGTTCTTGAAGAGTTCGCAGCAGTTGGGCCAGAAGCATTGCGTCAACAACGCGAGTTGGCTGGGCTTGCTGGGCCTGAAGCGCAAAGAGCAGCGATTAGTCGCCTCGAAGGAAGTCCAGAGTTTCAGGCACTAACAAGACAAGGCGAAGAGGCATTATTGCAACGAGCATCCGCAACAGGTGGTTTGCGTGGCGGTAACATTCAAGCAGCGCTCGCTCAATTTAGGCCGCAGATGCTTCAACAACAAATTGAAACGCAATTAAGAAGGCTCGGTGGTTTTGCTGGTGTTGGTGGCGCAGCAAGTGAACGATTGCTTGGGACTGGTGTTGGATCGCAAGAGCTTCTTGCTCGACTTGGCCAGGCATCAGCTGCTGGAACAGCTGCAGGCGCTACAACTTTAGGTTCAAATGTTGCAAGCGCTCTTGGGCAAATTGGAGCGGCACAAGCTGGCGCCGCATTGGCTGGCGGGACATCGCCTGTTGGTCAATTCTTAGGCGCCGTGCCTGGAATGATTGGAACTTATTATGGGCTTACAGGAACGTCACCATTTGGTAGTTTTGGCGCTCCAGCTGCTGCAACGTCTGGGCCAATGATGGCATCTGGCGGCGTTCTAGTTTAGGGGTGAATAATGCAGCCATTTAATTACAGACAACAGGTTGTCGATCCTTTCCAGCAGGCCATCTCATCAACGATGGAAGGCTTTCGCTTGGGTGCTGGCCTTCGACAAATTCAAGAGCAACGTGCAGAAGCGCAGCGTGTTGAAGAGCAGCGTCAACGATTGCAGACTGAATTTGCCAAGCTTCAACAAAATCCAACACCGACCTGGGAAGACTACGAGTCGGTGGCCATGTTGTTGCCGAAAGATGCAGCAGAAAGCCTTCGCAAGAACTTCGAGGTTCGCTCTGCTGAAGAGCAAAAACAAGAGAAGCTATTTACGGGCCAAGTGGCCGCAGCTCTTTCATCACCGAATGCAGAATCGCGTCAAATTGGTATTGAGCGCCTTCGCCGTCGAGCAGAGGCCGAGCGCAATGCAGGCAGAGAAAACGAAGCGCAGGCTTATGAGGTTCATGCTCGAATTGCTGAGACTAGCCCAGATGGCGCTAAGATAGTCGCCGATGAAATCATTACATTCGGAAGCTCGGTCTTTGGTAAAGACTGGACCGAGAGCATTGTGCGTGGCCGTGAAGCTCCCGTGCAGATGGCCAAGAATGTGGCAGATGCAAAAAAAGCAGCAGTTCAAGCTGACTTTGCATTCGCTAAAGAAATTCAAAATTTAAATCTTTCAAAAGCACAAATTGAGAATTACGCAGCCCAGCAAGATATTGCTCGCCAAAACGTAAAGATCAACAAGCTCAATGCAGACCTTAAAAGAGAAGAAAACGAGCTTAAAAGGCAAGATCTTCAACAAAAGCTTGACCAGGCTCGAGTCGAACGCGATGAAAAGATCCAAACAAAAGTTGCAGAAGCAAACACAGTCCTTGGAAGTGTTGATGCAGCATTAAACAACGCAGATCAAATTCTTGCTAATTGGGGAAAAACTAAAGAAGGCAAAGTTGACCCAACAAAACCGAACAGCGTGGTTCGAAGTGCAACAGGTACTGTTGAAGCTCGATTACCAACATTATTTCAGTCAACCCAAGACTTTGAATCTTTACTTGCCTCATTTGAATCCAAAGCATTTTTAAGTCAAGTAGACAAAATGCGTGGCCTTGGAGCGCTGACCGAACGAGAGGGCGGCAGGCTAGTAAATGCGCTTGGAAGTTTAGACCTTAAACAAAGTCCAGACCAACTTGGAAGAACTCTTCTTGAGATTCAGCGAGAGTTACTTAAAGCCAGAGAACAAATGCAGCGTAAATACGGGGTACAAAGCGCACCTGACCGCCCTGCTGGCCCTGGCGCTGCAGCCCCCGCGCAAGTACCTAGCGCAATGGGTCAGGCAACGCAACGAGCAGTCACGCCTGGCGCTGCACCAGCAACTCCTGGCATGAGATCGACTGATGACATTCTGAAAGAATTAGGGGTTTTGCGGTAATGGCAACTGCACAGCAACTCGAAGAAGGCGTTAGACGAGCTTATGAAATGGGCAGGCTTGATGATGCCCGTATTCTTGGTGAAGAGCTTGTTCGGATGCGTCAAGCCGAGCCTGTCGATCAACGCATGATGCCTGGCGCCACCGCCGAGTCGGTTGCAGAGGCCCAAAGGCAGGCGCTGATCTCCCAGATCCCTGGTGAGCCTGGTGTACCTATTCCCACACCACCCGTCTACACGCCACCGACAATGGGTCAGCGTGTTGTGGGCGCAGGCGAGGCCGCTCTGACGACCACCACGGGCGCGACAGGTGGATTCGCTGGGATGATCGGTGGAACTCTCGAAGGACTCGCACAGGCGATTCTGACGGGTCAATTCGGCACCCAAGACGCGGTCCGATTGGTCGAGCAGAAAGCAATGGAACGAGCAGGGCAGCTGACCTATGCCCCGAGGACGCAGGCTGGCCAAGAGGCCGTCGAGTTCGTTGGCGAGGCCGCAGCGCAGCTCCCACCGTTTGTGCCTGTCATTGGCCAGGCTGGAACGATTGCACAAGCCACAAGGGCTGCAGCAGTCCCAGCAGAGGCCGCGGCAAGGCGTGGTGTCCAGTTGGCAAGGGAAGTGCCTGGTCAAGTGGTCCAGGCCGCTCGAGAGGTTCCAAGCATGGTTCGAGCTGGCCGTGCCGATGTTGGCGCAGCCGCAACCCCAGAAGAGCTTCGCAGGGTTACCGTGGCCGCGCAGATGCCTGTTCCTTTTGAAGGTGCATCAGGACTGACTGCTGGCCAGCGCAGCCGCAACTTCGCGCAGCTGCAGTTCGAGAAAGAAACGGCCAAGCTTGGTGAAGAGGGCGCACCCCTTCGCGAACGAGTGGCCAATCAGACGGCCACCATGATTCAGAACTTCGACGCGATGGTGGACCGCATGGAACCGATGCTGGTCGAGCCTCGAGACATCGGTAAGGCCGTCACCAAGGCGGTGGTCAACAAGGCCGAGGTCTCTCGCAAAAGGGTCCGAGACGCCTACACCAAAGCACAAGAAGAAGGCGCCATGCTCGAGCCTGTGACGCTCGACAACCTTGGCGCTACTGCGACCGATATTCAGCGATTCGAGGGTGTTGCCGGGAACGTGGCACCGATCCGCAGGGAAGCGCTTCGACTTGGCGTCTTGGCAGAAGATGCCGATGGCAACTTGGTACCACAACCTAAATCCATTGCCGATGTCGAGCTGTTCAGGCAGTTCGTTAACGAGGCTACCGACTGGACCGACAAGCGCCAGGCGCTGATGGCCAGACGCATTACGTCAGCAATTGACGCTGGCACCGAAGGCAAAGGCGGCGAGGCTTATAAGGCCGCTCGAAAGCTCCGCGAGAACTTCGCCAATGAATTTGAGAACGTGGGCCTGACGCAAAAGCTTCTTTCCACCAAGCGCGGCACTAACGAAAGAGCAATTGCATTCGATGAGGTCTTTGACAAGATCATCATTAACGCGCCACTCGAGGAGATGAACAAGGTCCGAACGACTCTTGTCACCGCAGGCCCAGAAGGCAAAGCAGCCTGGAACGAGATGAAAGCAGGCGCGATTCGCTACATGAGGGATCGATCCTTATCGACCGCGCAGCGCGACGAGATGGGCAACCCTCTGTTGTCGCCTGACAAGCTTAACGCGACTATTCGCGCCTTTGACCGTGAAGGCAAGCTCGATTCATTATTCGGTAAGAAACAAGCGCAACAATTGCGTGATCTTGGCGAATTATCGATTGACATTTACACGGCACCACCGGGCGCGGTGAACTTCTCAAATACGGCATCGGCCCTGCAAGTTGCTTTGGATACCGTGCTGACATTTGGCGTCACAGGTGTTCCAGCCCCAGCTGCAACCGCGTTAAGGGAAGCATCGAAGTATGTCAAAAACCGTGAGACCAAGGCTAGAATTAGGAAAGCTTTGGAACCGATTAAAACCGAGGAATAAACATGAGCGCACTTAGCATTCAACCGACCTACCCAATTTTTACCGACATCGACGGTCAACCGCTCGAGGCCGGGTACATCTGGATCGGCACGGCCAACCTCAACCCGATCACCAACCCGATCAATGTCTATTGGGATGCTGCGCTGACTCAGCCAGCAGCTCAACCGATTCGGACTGTGTCGGGTTATCCATCGAATGCCGGGACGCCTGCGCGACTGTACGTCAACAGCGATTACAGCATTCAGGTGCAGAACAAAAATGCAACGGTGGTGTATAGCGCCCCTGCTGCAACTGAGCGATTGAGTAGTGATCTTGTCACGTTTATTCAAGCTGGATCTGGAGCAGTACAACGAACAGCTCAAGATAAAATGCGCGAAATTGTCAGCGTCAAGGACTTTGGTGCGGTTGGTGATGGTGTGACGGATGATACAGCTGCTTGCCAAGCTGCGATAGATTCAATTACATCTACTGGTGGCTCTGTGTATTTTCCAGAGGGCGAATATCTATTAAATGGAGCTGCTGGCTTAGATGGAATCGTGCATGGACTTCATGTCCCATTTACTGGGCGAGGAATTACAGCAGCCTCTAAAGCGATTGTTCTTTACGGCGATGGAATTAGATCAACATTAGTTGCTGGCACAGCAAACATGATTGTTGTTCGCTGGTCAAACAATGGTGGTTTGATGCGTGACATGATGATCCAAGGCAATGGAACATCAATTGGTTTGGGTTTGATGTCAGCAAACAGCACGGCATCAATAGCATCACAACACATTGAATACAATAACTTTACCCGATTGACTATTGGGTTTTGTGAAAACGGAATTTTGTTGCAATGTCCGATTGGGCCTGATAACGGTGTTTATTACAACAACTTTAGCGACATTTATATTTTTTATGCCGTGACAGTTTCTGGCGCTCAAGGTGGTCGAGGAATTTACTTTAGAACCGTCGCTGGTGCAACAGGCAATCAAAACAGAAACACATTCCGATCCATCAACTTTCAACGCATGAATACTGGCATTGAAATCCAAGATGGAGATACGAATACTTTTTATTCATGCTCGTTTGAAGACATTTCAAAAGGAACTTTGCCACAAGCAAACCCAACTGCCATTGTTGTTGGATCAGGCGTTGTTAGCACGGAAACAAATAGATTTTTTGGTTGTACGTCAGAAGCGACAACAAGAGATATTGAAAACAACAACGCTTATAGTGAATTTTACGGTTGTACGATGGGCATCGTATCTGGAAAACTTATTTTTAACTCAAGCCCGAGAGTTTGGTTTGGGGGGTACGACGGTTCTGTTCAACCAACTATTTACCCTGGTTGGTTTAGAGGAATTGAAAGTCCGGGTATTCAAGTTAGTGGTCGAAACATAAGGGATGTCACAACTCAGATTTTTGGTGGCTCTCAAAGCGTAACCCACAGCACCAAACAATACACTTATATTGGAAGCATTCCAGCAAACGGAAACACCAAAACATTAACCTGTACTTTTGAATCTGCATTAGATACCACAAGCGCAATTTGCGTTGCTCTTAATGTAAATTTTAGAGGTATTTTTTTACAATGGGATGCTTCGGGTCAAAAGTTAATATCCACAACTTTTACTTCGCCAGATCCAAAAACTGCCGTTACTCAAGTAGTGGATACTGATGTAATTGCTACTACTGGGATTGGTGGGGCTGGTGTTGTTTTAAGGACTGGGTTAACTATTTCCCCAACTCAAATTGCCGCGACGTATACATTTGATGCAACCAACGCAAATCCATCGCCAGTATTTGCTGATATTGAAGTAATAATTAGTGGACAAGATGCAACCAATTCAAAACCAGTTGTTACATTAGCATGGACATAAAGGATAATCATGTTAAAGACAGTCTCATCAATCACAAACGCCATTGGTGCTTTGAACTACAAAGGCACTTGGAACGCGACCACTAACACGCCGACCATTACCTCAAGCGTCGGGGTAAAAGGCGACTACTACCAGGTCAGCGTTGCTGGTTCTACTGCGATCAACGGCATCTCAAACTGGGGTGTCGGGGATGTCATCGCGTTTAACGGTGTTGTCTGGCAACGCATCGAGGGTGGCGCTGATCTTAACGGTGTAAACCTTTCGGTCTCTGGGACAACGACCCTATCGGGCCTCACCGCATCGACAGCTCTTGCGTTGGATGCAAGCAAAGATGTTGTGAGCGTAACGAATACGGGAACGGACAACAACGTATTGTCCACCAGTCCGAGCATTACGACGCCTAGAGTCATCACCAGCATAAACGACACTAACGGCAATGAACTGTTTGGCGTGACGGCGACCGCATCTGCGGTTAATGAACTGACTATAGCCAATGCAGCAACAGGCAACAATCCTGTTATATCGGCAACAGGAACAGACACTAATATCGGAATCACGCTTACGCCAAAGGGTACAGGCAATGCAGTCCTAACTAGCGGAAATCTGGTTGTAGCAAATGGAAACGGCATCGATTTTTCTGCTACATCTGGAACAGGCACAAGCGAGTTGCTAGACGATTATGAGGAAGGGACTTGGACACCTACACTTGTTGGAAGCACAACTCCCGGCAATCATACTTATGGTGGAAACACTTATGGCACATATACAAAAATTGGACGACTGGTAACACTTAATTTTGTTATTACATTAGCCTCGACGGGGACGATAGCAGGCAGTATTGATGTTAGCAACTTGCCTTTTTCTCTAAGTGCTGCAAATTTTGCAAATCGCTATCCAATAGGTGCTTGTGGTTGGGGGGCATTAACGACTAATTGGGTTAATGTCTTAATTGGATCAAATGGCGCAACAACCACCTTGCGATTAACTGGTGCAAAAGTTGCTGGTACAGGCAGCATTGATATGGATGCGGCTGATTTGTCAAACACTTCAGTTTTTGTTGGAAGCATCCAATATGTTAACTAATTATCTGCCTCGGACGATGCAGACGGACTTTTAAAAAGGAGTAATACAAATGGCACTAGAAAAGCAAACAGTAGTGGATCGTATTGAAGTGGTCGAGGTTGGTGTTGTTCAGGTTCGCACCGCAACCCGCATTGTTGAAGATGGCAAGGTCATCTCTCAGTCTTACCACCGACACACAATTCCACCAGGACAAGACTATTCCAACGAGGACGCACGGGTGCAAGCGATCTGCCAAGCAACGCACACACCAGAAGTCATTGCCGCTTATCAGGCAATGCAAGAAGCGGAAGTAGAGGCTAGTGGAGTACGTCGGTAATGGAAATTATTTGAAAACTTTAAGGAGTAAACAATGTCAACAGCATCACAAATCCCTTTTCAGCCACTCGGCCCATCAAGCCTGATTGTTGCTGACAGTCCAGCGCCTGCGCCAGTACAAGTCAACGTCGATGCGATGCAGACGGGTGTCGGCCAGTATCGGATCATCAACAACAGCACAGAGACGGTCTTTCTTGGTGTTGGTGCGACAGCTGCCCAGGCAACTGCTCGAGCTGCGGCCATTGTTGCTGGAACGCCTGCTGACACGATTGTCCTGGTGCCTGGCGCCGTTGAAGTGCTTCGATTCAACAACAATGCCTTCTTCACCGGGTTCTCTTCCACAGGCGCTGCTGACGTTTACGTCACGCCTGGCCAAGGTATCTAGTGGAGGTCGCCGTGCTAAACCAAGACGACGGGATTGATCTTGTTAAATACGGTGCGCTTTGGCAGAAAGTGCAAGACATGGACAAGAAGATGGACAAGATGGAAAACCAGATTGAACAACTTCTTGAGCTTGCGAACAAAGGGCGCGGCGGTCTTTGGTTTGGCATGAGCATTGTATCTGGCATCTCTGTGTTGATTGGTTATGTCATCAGTTACTGGAAAAACTAATGGACATCATTAAACAAGCTTTAAAATCCCGCACAATGATTTTTGCATTGGCACTTGCTGTCTTTGGCGTAATCGAGACGCAGATCCATGTCTTTAGTCAGTTTATGTCGCCAGAAGCGTTTGGCATTTTCAACATTGTGGTGGCCATTGCGGTCGCACTACTGAGGGTTATTACAACCGTTCCACTTACACAAAAGTGATTGATGTTGATATAGTCCTTTTGTTTCAAATACTAAGCGGTAAGAGTTCACATAAATGTCACCTTTTAATGCTCTAATCGCAGGGACAGTTGTTCTCTTAGGAGTAACACTTTGGCTTTTAGTCCGATTAATGGCTGGGTAAATGACAACGATTGCGGCGTGTTTCTCTAAGAGAGAGATCGCCGCCGACAGCATGGTGACCCTCGAGGGCGCCTGCTACAGCGTCAACAAGCTCCGCAAGGGCGCAATGAGTGTCTATGGCGCAGCTGGCGAATGGGATGCCTGTCTGAAGTTCTTGCAGGCCATTGAGAGTGGAAAGCTTGAAGAACTCGAGATCGATGTCACGCTACTCGAGTTACGCAAAGATGGTCTTTGGGTGTATGAGAGCTGCTTGCTTCCATCCAAGATCAAAGATGATTTTTATGCGATTGGATCGGGGGCGCCTTACGCGATTGCAGCCATGAAACTCGGATGTACACCGAGCGAAGCCGTGGCCATTGCCTGCGAGTTTGACCCAGCATCCAGACTTCCTGTAGATACTTTGTATCTCAACAAACCCTACACGGTGGCGGCAAAGCGATAATGGGACGAGGCACTAAATTAACTGACGAGCAATGCATTGAGGCTTACCGCGTTTATCAAGAGACGTTAAGCCTTCCAAAGGCTGCGCGAAAGCTTGGCATTCCGACTTCAACCATTCAAAACAGACTCGACAACTATAAGACCCGATTTGGTGACCCAGCATCCAAAGAAGCGATTGGCCCTGAGTTTACCGTCATGGCCATGCCGAGCGACGATCTCGACATCGAGGATCTGGTTGAATTAAGGATTAAGCAATTTGGCAAGAAGCGCGAGTTCCAAGAAGCGACCAAGCTGATCAAAGTCAAGGTTCGCATCGACGGCCCGATTGGCATTTTGCATTTTGGTGATCCTCACGTTGACGACGATGGAACGGATCTCGAGACACTCCGCAAGCATTCGGACCTCACCAGGCAAGAAGGCGTCTGGGGCGCCAACGTGGGCGATACGACCAACAACTGGATTGGACGACTAGCCAGGCTTTATGCAAACCAGTCCACCACCGCAGAGCAAGCCTGGAAGCTTGCCGAATGGTTTATCTCGCGCACCCGATGGTTGTACATGATTGGTGGCAATCATGACGCCTGGTCGGGCGCAGCCGACCCGATCAAGTGGATCGCTAGGCAAGAGAACGCGCTTTATCAACCGAGCGAGTGCCGGGTAGGTCTGAACTTCCCCAATGGTTCCCATGTCATTGTGAACGCCAGGCACGACTTCGCTGGCCACAGTCAATGGAACCCAGCGCACGGGCAGATGAAGAGCATCCAGATGGGAATGCGTGACCACCTGGCGGTCTCTGGCCATAAGCACACAAGCGGTTACGGCGTCATCAAAGACGCATCAAGCGGTCGGATCTGCCACGCCATCCAGGTGGCTTCTTATAAGCTCTATGACAGCTACGCAAAGGACAAGGGCTTTCGAGACCAGACTCTAAGCCCTGCCTGCATGACCGTGATTGATCCTGATCTGCCAGAGACGCACCCCGACATGATCAAGATCTTCTGGGACCCTGAACAGGGCGCCGAGTACCTTCGATGGAAGCGAGGTCAATAATGTTCATTGCCGTGACCTTTATGTGCCTGATCAGTGGTGAATGTAAGTTTATTCACGACAATATGATTACCACCGAAAAGCAATGCATAGAGCGCAACGAGGCGGTCGCGCAGTTCCTCGAGGCCGACGACAATGTTTCGGCCTATCGGACCTCATGCATTCCTATACCCAAAGAGGAATACCATGCTCGACAAAATTCTTAGCATTGGCGAGAAGGTTCTCGACCGAGTCATTCCCGATCAGGAAAAAGCTGCAGAGGCAAAGCTTAGACTTGCCGAACTTGCCCAATCGGGAAACCTAAAGGAGCTTGAGACCTATGTCAAAGACCTCGACTCAGCCCGACAGCGAGAGGCTGCAATCGCATCTTCAGAAAATGCACCTCTGCTCAACAAGGTCATTACTCCGATTCTGGCTCTTGCCATTACAGGTCTGTCTTTTGTCCTGTTCGCCGTTCTCATTTTTGTTGACGTCACCCCGCAAGCCAAAGACGTCATAATTTATATCTTAGGCGTCTTAAGCGCTCTTGTAACGCAAGTAGCGTCCTATTACTTTGGTTCGAGCATAGGGTCCAAAGACAAATCCGAAGAGCTTAGAAGGGTCATCAAATGAAACTCACAGCCAACTTCACACTTCATGAAATGATCAAGAGCGAGACGGCCCTGCGCCATCGCATGGGGAACTTTCCCGGCCAGACCGAGATCGACAATTTAACGCGATTGTGCGAGAAGGTTCTGCAGCCGACCCGTGACTACTTTGGAATGCCTGTCAAGGTGAACTCGGGCTATCGTCACCCATTGGTCAACGTGAAGGTCGGTGGAAGCCCCAGGTCGGACCACACTCGCGGCATGGCCGCTGACATCGAGATCCCATCAATACCGAACGCGCAGCTGGCCGAGTGGATTCGAGACAACCTAGAATTTACGCAGCTGATCTTGGAGTTTTACACGCCTGGCATCCCCGACTCGGGCTGGGTTCATGTAAGCTACAACCCGCACGACCTGAAGAAACAGGTCTTTACCGCAAAAGCGGTGGATGGTCAGACAAACTATCTTGATGGATTAATTGCCTAGCCTGATTCTCCCAGGCCATTCGCCCCGGCCTAGACCGGGGCTTTTTTTGACTATCGACCGTAGCAAGTAACATCAACGACAACATCGGCAGGCCGACCGTTGATGAAGCGCTTGCCATAGATAACATAAGACTTGAGTTGAGCTGCACGGCACTCCTCGATGGCCTGGATCACCTGTTGGCGACTCAGAGCGTAGGCTTCCTTCTCCACCATCAATTGAGACTCGCCAGAACCCGTCATTGGCCCCGAGCCGGGGAGTGACGAGCAACCAGCACTAATGATGCCGAGGGCGCAGAGCGCGGCGTATGTGAACATTTTCTTGCCTTCCATGATTGCTTTTCCTTTCAAGTTAAACGCAAGTGGTGGTGCAATTGCCAAAGTTACAACAGGTGGTGCAGATCATCATTCGGCCATCAGGCATGATGATGGTTGAGGTGCTGCAGCTCGCGTAAGCGAAGTTGGCGAACGTGGCCGAGAACACGGTCAGGATTGTTGCGACAATTTTCTTCATGGCTTTCTCCTAGAACGGAATGTCGTCATCGGTGTCCATCTTCGAAGCCTGTGACGATTCAGACTTCCCCCCAAGAAGCACCAGACGGCCCACCACGACCTCTGTGGTGTACTGGTCTTGCCCTTCTTTGTTGGTCCATTTGCGCGTCCTCTGTGAGCCTTCTACGAAGACCTGAGAACCCTTCTTAAGGTATTCCCCTGCGATCTCTGCGGCTCGGTTGAACGCGCTGCATTTATGCCACTCGGTGTATTCCTTTCTCTCCCCGCTCTTGGTGGAGATGGTCGAAGTGGCAAGGCTAAAGTTGCAGACGGCGGTGCCATCGGGCATGGCCCTAGACTCAGGATCTGCGCCCAGGCGCCCGATTAATATCACTTTATTGACAGAACTCATTTGCTTTCCTTACTTGTGGTTGTTTTTGATCTGCCAGAACTCCAGCAGGCGAAGGAACATCTGCCAGCCGCGCTCGAGATCCTCTTGGCTCCATTCGATGACTTGAACAAGGCCAGGATTGTTGCGACTGACAAATATGTTGGCGCACCGTGCGCGTTGGGCGCCCAGGCCAACACGGTAGGCGGCGAGTTGTAAGAGATGCTCATCAAAGGCAGAGATCTTGTCATCAGGACCGAAATCTTTCGTTTTAATGTCGGCCACAAACCCGGTAAACCCGTGCTTATCGTCGGCAGGGATGAACAGATCACACTTGCCACCGTAACCCAGCTCATGCGCAAAGGACCGCTCTGAGATCCACTCCCAGTCATTGAAGTGATTCGAGATGGCCGACACCGCACCATCGACATAATCGGCAAAGGCCGGGTCATAGGGGCGCCCTTCGAAGTGGGCCTGGATCTCCGCGTGGATTGCGGTGCCGAACTCCGCGGCCTTCTTGCCCTGCTCTTTGGAGTCTTCAATGATGCGGTTGACCCAGTCCGACTCCGACTCGCCTTCCTGGCGTGGGAGCGTAAGAGCTGCTAATAGAACTTGATTCTGTTTCCAGATCTCAAGGCCAGGCTTCGCAGCAACCCCAAGAATGGTGGTCACCGAAGGAACAAGGTTGAGCTTCCTGGCGTCTCGAAGGTTGGTCGGGCGCTCTTCACCCTTTGCGGATTTGACCGTGTAGGCTGGCTCGCCTTCGCGGGTGTACCAATGGCCAGATTCTTTTGCGTGTTTGATTTCCATTTTCTGCCTTTCAATGATTGATTAACTGCGAACTTCTATTATTCCACGTTCCCACAATAGATGTAAAGTTCTTTCGAATGCCTTGTCCCATACGGCCATTCGGGTCTCTTTGTCGTACTGGCTGCCCTGGTCCAGCTCTGCGTGACAGGTAAAACACAGCGCCGAAATGGCCCAGTCATGCGCCTTGGCGCCCATCGATTTTCCATGCCTGAGTTGGTTCGAATGCGCGGCCACCAC